GTTAATGATCCACCAGAAGCTACTGTTCTTGTATCAACATCTGATTGAAGCTCATCTAGAGCCGTTTGAACGTCTGTAGCAACTAAGTTCCCAGCAGGAGTATTTGCTATTGCAGAAGCAGCATGTGCTCCAACAGTATCAGCTATGTGATCAGAAAGTGCTGTTTCATCATTTGTAATTCTTTCTGCTAATTGATCTAGTCCTGCATCTGTGTTACCAGGATCAGAGGATAAATCCCAATGAGCTAGTACTCCTGGAGTATATGTAATTTCGCTTGCATCATCTTTACCAGCTACCTTAGTGTCTACGTAAGCTTTAACAGCTTTTTGAGAAGCAAGTCTAGTATCTGAGTCTGCAGTTAGTGCTACATCTGTGTCTATTACGTTTGTTGCAAAATCAGCAGTTTCTAAATTAGTTATACTGTTTCCAGTACCATTTGCATCGATTGTTTTATTGGTTAGTGTTTGAACTTGATCTTTAGTTACTACTGCTCGTTCTGCAGAGTCTAAAAATACTTTAATCTCTTTATCTGTTGTGTCGTTTACAATTTCTCCATCTAATGTTGGAGCATCTGTTGTAGACTTGAGTCTTATACCTTTTGCAAATTTTCTACTCAATATTGTCATCTTATTTCCTTCCTAAATCCCCTGTTACGGTTCCAGACTCTAAGTCTGCTTCTAGTTTATATATATTTTAAGCAAAAAAAGCATCATCAATCTTCACTTTTGCAGAATATTTGATAGTTACAGCATCTGTAGAGGCTACATTTAAATAACTAAATTTAAACTGTCCACCATTTACAGAAAATTCTAACTCTGTATCATCTCCAGTATAGTCTACTGAAAATTTAACAATAGTTCCGTTATAGACACCTTTTATTTGAAAAAATTCTACTTGAGTTGGTGTAGCATCAGTGAATGTTCTTGTGATATGACCAGTAATTATCATATCTTGAACAAATGCTAAATCGAAGAGTAAATTAGTGATGTCACCTTCATATCTACCTGATACTAAAGATCCTATCAATGTAACTTCAGTTGTTGAGATATCACCAGGACCACTAACTTCTGATTGCAGTAGCTTCTCCTACCCATCCAGATGCTTCCTCACCGTAATTTATATCTCCGGTGTCAGGATATTCGAATATTTCATCTCTGAGAATACGAGTAGTTGACATTATTTCTCCTATTTACACAAAAGTACAACAGTACCTCTATATATAGTTGTTAAATTTGAGGGATTATGAATTTAATATTACATATTTCTATAATAAAAATCATAACTTAAATAAAAAAACCCCAGAACGAGTGCTCTGGGGTATTATGCTATAAGAGAGAGTTCTCTTGCTTATTATTCAGCTTTGATATATCTTAATTGACAGATAGAACATGGACGAGAAGTGAATAATGCTTGATCAGTCATACATCTCATTTCAACACCATGGGCACTTTCTAACAATCTAAAGAATTCTTCACCATCTGGTCTTTTGAATGTTACTTCAGTTGAACCAATTCTTTTAAGATCTGGTTCAGAAACGATATAAGCGAAACCTTCTTTAACGAATGTAGAAGCTTTGACCTTGATAGTACCGTTTTGACCGAAGAATTCAATTTCTCTAGCTCCAGATTGAACTTTTGAAGAAGAATAAGAAGAATCGAATGATCTTTTAGCAGTTTGCTCAGAAAGTAAATCATCCCATTGTTTAGGGTTAACATAAACACAAACTAACTCTTCCATAAGACCTTTTTCTACCATTGCAGAAATACCTTCTTCGATTTTAGCTTGAGAAAGAACAACTGGAGTACCAGAAGTACCAACGTCTACGATAGACCCTTGGAAAAGAGGCTCATTAGTATTAGTGATTCCAAATAAACTAGTAGTTTCTTCAGAGATACCATGGATACCAATAAATTCATTTTTAACTGCACCAGCAGCAGCGGCACCTTTAAAGTAAATTACGTCACCAGCAGCAAGATCATCAGCAGGAGATGCGAAAGTGTTACCAGAAACAAGACCGATTGTTACAGTTCTATTTTTTAAAGAATAACCTTTAACTTCAACAGCTCCAGATCCGATAACAGAAGCAGTTAATGCTGAATCAAAGATTTCAATTTGAGCACCAGTTGTACCATTCCAGATACCAGCAGCCCATTGAGCGTCAGTGATTTCAACAACTTTTGTAGCAGCAGCATTAGTATCAGCAGATTTTACTGTACCAATTCCAGATTGTCCGTAAAACATTTGAACTTCAAGTCTGTGATAAATAGATTTAAGCATGTTACCTACCATAAGATCCATTGCCTTATCGATAGCTTGTTCACCTGAAGTAGATCTGTTCAATGCTCCGATAGAGATTGCTGATCTTAAAACAAGTTCTCTTGCTTTAACAGAAGCTTTTTCCATTTTAAATTCTTTAGCAGAGTTTAAAGCAAAAAGAAGACCATCTGAACCACCATAAGTAAAACCTGATTCTAATGAAAGAATAACTGGTTCAACATAAGATCCACCAAGTTTTTTAGATTCTTGGAATTTAGCTGCGTTGTATAATTTAATATGATCAGGAACTAGATCTTTTACTTTGTCTGCATATCTATCTTTAAATAGACCATTTAGGGTTGAAACATCATTTGCCATTTTAATTCTCCTTGTCCATCTTTCGGGACATTTTTATATTTTTAGTTGGGTATGATACTTCTTTAATCAGAGATATTAGTTCAAACTTGGTATTCCAAAATCTTTCACTAATCCTTTCGGGTATAATGTCCAATCTTAGAAATCTCCTTTAACCGCAAAAGCTTTAAAAAGGGTATCTAATTAGAGACATAAAATATGCCTCTATAACATAGTTGTTAAAAAATAGCAACATATAATATCAAAAATAAAATAAAATAATATTTTCAATAATTACAGTTACTTACAAACTAGCTAAATAATGAACTTAACTTGATTGGTTTTCTTTTTTCTTCTTTTAAATCAGGTTTAGTTACATCTTTGTTTATTGCTGTAGTGTTTTTTACTTGTTTATTAACTTGAGCAACTCTTTCAGCACGTAACTTGCTTAGAATCTCATCTCCCATATGGGTTTTTAGTGAATCTACGTTTTTAAATCTTGCTGCTGACCTTTGGAAGTTCTTTCTTAGTTGTTCTTTTACTGTAGGAATTACATCTTTAGCTGTAATATCGTGCATATTATTTTTGGCTGCCCACATTAAATTTTCAGCAACTAAGGCTACAGTTTCTCTATCAGCGATCAAATCTGGATCTTCATCTAGTGCCGACATTATATCAGTTTCAATTTCTTCTGCTAAAACTTTTCTTTCTGCGTCAGCTATCTTGTCAGCAGCTTCTTGTTTTAGACGATCCCTTTCTGCTTTAATCTCTTCAAATTCACGTTGTCTTGCAATAGCTTCTTTTTCCTGAGGAGACATTTCTTGTTCTTTTGCTAGTTTATCAATATATTTAGCTGAGTAGTCTAATGCATCAAAACCAGGTTTCATTTTTTGTAACTCACCAAATGGATCATTATAAATACGCTCTAATTCTTGAGAATAAAGGTTTTTTAATTCTTGAAGTTCTTGCATAGACTTTTGACCTTTTGCAGCCAATTGAAATTGTTTTGTAAGTTCTTCTTGATTGTTTAGATCTATTTCTTTTACGAATTCTTTACCGTCTACTTTTAGAGTAAATTTACGAATCATATTTTTGATTTGTTCGTCAGAAGCACCATCGTCAATAGCTTCTTTGATTTCTTCTTCGAGTTCAGCTTCTGATTCTGCGCTCAACTCCATAGATTCATCTGATTCTTCTTCAGTTTCATCTGATTCTTCTTCAGTTTCTTCTGGGTCTGCTCCTACTTCTCCTCGTTGATTAAACACAATACTTTTGAGGGACTCTATAAAAGTCCTACTTTTTGTTTTCATTCATATTCTCCTTGCTAGTCTTTCGATATAGCATAGTTACCACGCCATAATGGTAGTGGTATAATAAATTTAGTTATCTTTTTCTAGTTCTTGTAACATCTCGTGGGTTTTTTGATTATAATTTTTTTCACAGACACCAAAGCTACGATCTCTAACTTCACGTTTTAAACTAACTCCAAACTTTTCTAATTTAGCCCTAGCAGTTCTTTTAAGTACATTTAAATTTGTATAAGTTTTACTTTTATAAGAATACTCTTTAGTTCTTTCGTTTCTAATGTAGTATTCCATATCGTCTAAATTTAAAATAACACGGTACTTTGCTCCAGTAATTTGAGAAGTGAACGACCTAGTACTAATTACATGGTTCTTTTTAAATTGATGTTCAATATATTTTATTCTATTACCTGAAGAGTTCATTACAGGTCCGATGCTTTTGTAGGCATTGGAGGTAAAATACCTTCTTTAACACCTGCAGGTTCTGGAGGTTGAGGAAGTCCATTTGGTACACTACTTTGTGGTTGCATCATTGCTGCATTTCCCTGATCAGGAGTATTAGTTGTACCAGACTGTTGTCCTTGTTGTCCCATGTTATCTGGACTTGGTGCCGGAGATATTGGTTGTTCTCCTATCATTGCAAGAAGTGCTGGATCAATTGTACGAAGTAAATTAGCGTGTTCTTGGACATGTTCTAATACCATACTAACTAATTTTGCATCTTTTTTAAGTTCAGTATCATTTAACACTTCCATGTGTTCTTTTATATGAATAGAATGTCTCTCAGACCAAATAGCTTGTTGAGGTTGTCCTCTTACTAATGCTTCGTTTTCAGATTTAATTAAAGTTAGATTATCGATTTTACCATCAGTTAAATAATCAAGATTTCCGGTATTAAGAACCATTAAATATTTATCAACATTATCTATTAATCCCATTTGTAAAAGGTTCTCAGCTACCTGAGCACGACCTGCTGTCGATTGCATTAAGGCGTTACCAGCGTCTACAATAACTCTATTAATTGACTTAATATCGTCAGATTTAAATTCTTGCATTTCTGAGGTGTTATTTATTCCTGCGATAGCAATTATCCTTGGTACGTGAGCAAAATCTTTAAGTAGATTAATAGTACCTGTTCCAACATCTTCTAAAAGTCTGATATAAGATTGTTGAAGACCTGAAACAAACTGGAGAGCTTGTGACTGTACTAATGCTAATGCATTTCCTGACCTTAGTGATTGTTCAGGATTACCTCTGGCAACTGAGTTAACTCCAGAAAGAGTTTCCATTGTTTTTTCTAGAAGTTGCATCATATTGTATACTTCTGGAGAAGTTGCTGTTAATTGCATTGGTTCAGGTTTCCCTGCAGCAGCGTTGTAATGGATAAATTGCATACCTCCACCAAGTTGTTCTGCTTCTACTCCAGCTCCTCTTGGAGATAGGATAGATTGAACTCCAAACGCACTTATGTTTGTTGCAGCAGTGGAGTACATGCTATTAAGCATCTCTTGGAGAGGTAATAGATCAAACATATCGGTATACCCATAAGGAGTACCGATAATACTTGAAGGAGTTATCCTGTAGATTGGAAGAGTTCTATAAGGAATATCAGTGTCTTCTAAGATTATCTCCTCATTAATATACAACATGTATTTACCATTGGGCATAGCTGATGTTCTTTTGTGAAAGAATTCTTTTACAAAGATATCATCTGTTTCATGTAGTTTATTATATGAAGAACTTCCTCTCCTTTTTTCAACTTTATCTACCGAGTCCATTTTTATTATATCATCTGCACGTTCTGGGTATTTAGCTGCAAGATCAAATTTACAAAGCTTGCTTCTTACTACAACCCAATTATTTTTATCAAAATATTCTTTTGTTGAATCGAATACTACATCATATGGAGATACTAAAGAAAATCCTACATCACCTTCATGAATTGGTAATGGGTGTAATATATTACCATCTTCATCAACGGGATTTCCGTCTTCATCTTCACCAACTATGGAACTTGGGTCAGGTTCCAAGTAGTCTTGGACTTTACCTTCAGTACTGTTCCATTCTAGTTTTATATAACCTGACCCTAATATTATGGCATACTCTACTGCATCTTTTAATACTTCTTCTAGACGCATTTCCCTCATATAATAATCAAGTAAACCATTTCCTAGTTTTGCTTGTATAAGAGATTTTCTATCTGTGTTAATTGCTCTACATTGGAACGCTGGTCTAGTACCAGTAACCATAACATGTATATGTCTTGCAAGGTTTCTATAATGGTTAACAGCTAAGTTGACTATTTCTCCACTTTCTCCACCAAGACTTATCCCATGAGAATTACTACCTTCTCCATAGTAATCTCCGTAGTAAGCTTTCCAAGATCTTTCAATCTTACTTAGATAACTTGAATCAGTAATCCCTGAAAACCAATTCTTGGCTTTTTCATCTAGAAATCTTACTGTTATGTCAGGTTTGTCTGCTGCAAAATAAATCGGTCTTGCCATTATTAAATCCTTATGATGTATTAACTATAATATAGTTGTTAAATTATTAGTTTTATTATCGTTTATCTTTTATATTCATTAACTTTTTCATAAAATTAACTGAGTCTGATCCTTTTTCTCTATAATTTCTAGTTACATGTGTGTTTTCAGTCACTTCATTACCGTAATAACTAGGAAATGGACTTCTGTAAGTATGTATATTTCTAACTAGGTAATATAGAGCAGGTATGGTATCTACGTGACCTCCTCTTATGGTTTTATCTGGAGTATCTGTTAACCTTTTAAAGTCAGTTCTAGCAGCATTCCATTGCCCGTACTCTAAATGGTATATTAAATGGGAACATCTACTGTGTATCTTTATTTTCCCCTGAGCTAACCACATTTTCATTGAATTTATAGCTCCATCTTTATTATCTTTTTTCGTATTAATAAATGTTAAACCATGTAATTGTTGTAAATCTTGTTGTAACCCTAAATTTATATCCATAACTCTCAAATAGGGTTCCGATGATTCTTTCATCTTTGGATCAAAAAATCTTAAATTTTCTTTGTGCTTTATTCCTTTTGCTAGTTTATCTGTTCGCATATCCTTTCCGTTCACTACATATTCATCCATGATATATAGACAACCTTCTTGAAAATCATAGTATGCAAACAGAAGTGCTGATAGATCTTTAAACCCTGGATCGAACCCAACATAAAAATCTCTATATTCAGGAATCGTATAGTCGTCTATTACGATGTCCTTTTTGTATTTAGAGAACTCTACACAAATAGTAGTTTCTTCGTCTGCTATTACTTCACAGAGATATTCTCTTCTAAAATCTGGATCATCTATTCCTAGAGGATACTCTGCGATAACCTCGTCTACTATTTCTTGGGTAAAGTTAGGATTTTGATATATATCATATATTTTAAGTCTTCCTGAAGCTTTATACGGATTCATGAAGTATTGAATAAACTCATGTTGAGGATCTCTAGAAGGAGTTGATGCTATTATCATCCTACCTCTAGTAGTTCGAATCGTTGGGGATAAGATAGACCGTATAGTGTACAAAAGGTCCGATACGAAACCTCCTTCATCTATTAATACTAAATCTGCTCTAGTACCCCTGAGAGATTCAGCAGATAAATCAGAACCACCTAAATGAATTTCGGAACCATTATGTTCAAACACATAAATTTTATCTTGAGTATTATATATCGGTTTTAGGTGTTCAGGACAACTCTCTAATATCTCTCTCATTAATGGTTTAATTATTGTTTTAGCATCTTTTTGCTTTGGTAACAAAAATTTAACTATTGAATTTGGAGCTTTTAAACATTGTTCTAATGCTAGTGTTACTAATAACCATGTCTTGCCAAGTCTCCGACTACATACTACTACGCTAGTCCTAGTAGAATCATTAACTATGTCATCTTTTATGTTTTTTTGTATAGGGGTTAGTGTCCATGACAATTCGCCCATTTCCCATAGTTTATTCTTAGCGTCTACTTTCGTTAATGATTTTTTTTTATTTGTCATTTCCTACTATCTTCAGTAATTCAGATACATCTGCTACTTTTGTTTTTTTAGAACTAGGTGCTGACATACCTCTGATTGATCTAAGAGTTTTATAGAGTATATCAAAGTTTTTAATATCGTTCTGATCAAAATCCTGAGCTTCAACAAGTTGTGCGATGTACCTTATCCCATTAATACAAATTCTCTCTTCCAAGGAGGTACAATCTAATCCATCTAGCTCATCTTCTAAATCGTTATCTTTTATTACTTGTTTGATTCTTCCATTCTCAGCTTCTAGATCTGATATGCGTTTATTGAGTGCTAGTAATTCTCTACCAGCATCTCCAAGATCAAAGTCATCTTCCATTATTATCCTACCATTTAAAATTATGTATCTTATCTTCTTGTTTTTGGACTAGAGCTATTTTATTTTGACCATCTCTAACATTTGCAAGATCCTTTTCAAACTGACGAAGTATTTCATTAACTTCTATATCTTTATTATCTAATCTTTCAGTAAACAGCTTGTGATAGTCAGGTGTTTCTAAACCATCTAAATAAGCTCTAAATCCCACCAATGATCCAATAACTGCCAACACTAATGCCTGTGCTATATTAGGTTCATTATAAAAGAAGTAAGGGGTTAATACTAATAATAAAATTAATGGGACTGAATTGACTAGTTTTTGCATTGTAACATATCCTTTGTTATTTTTTCTTTTTGATTGCTCTTTTTATTTTCTTAAAGTAACTCTTTTCGTCATTAGTAAGAGGTTTAATCCCCTTCTCTAACTTTTCTTTCAGCTTCTTTGCATCTTTGTCTTTTACGATATCAATAACACTCATTATGTTCCCCTATTTAGTAAGCAAGCCTTGTTTATACCGTTCTTTTTTATAGAGTCTTTCAGCTTCCCTTTCCTCTTCTTCGCTGATATCCTCTAAACCCTCTGGAGTTGGTTCTTCTTTTTTATTGAGTAGTTCTTCTTCCTGGTTTTGTAGGATTGAGTCCTTCCTAGAATCTTTTAGCGACCTTAACTTATTAAAGTAACTCTCATCCTTACTCACAGTCATAGTACTGTCAGCTTTTCCAGCAAGACCTCTTAATATCTCTAGCTTCTTCTTTTTTATTTCATCCATATTGATCTCCTCATATATAGTTGTTAAATTAAGTGTGTATTAAGTTTTTTATATCGAGAATCTTTTATAATTCATGTACTTACGTAATATGTTGCATATTTATGATACTTATGATATCATATGAAGTAGTGTTTATCTGTTCTCACTTCACCAACTCAGAACAAGTCACCATATCAAGCTAGATGACGTAAACTTACTAGCAAAGCATTCATACCCTTAGGGATAAGAAGGACGGATG